AGGTATAGGTGGTTCTGGAGGTGTTGGTGGAGGTGGAAATGCAAGCACTGGACCAACAGGTTGTGCAGGAACAGCTAATACTGGTGGTGGAGGTGGTGGACAAGGTGGACAAAATGGAACAGGTGGCACAGGTGGTTCAGGTATAGTAATAATAAGGTATAAGTTTCAAAATTAGGTAAATTATGACAAGTAAAATAAAAGTAGACAATATAGAAAACCAATGCGGCGGTGCAGTAGTCACTAAATGCGGTGCAACAACTACGATCAGTGGTTCAGTTGTAAAAGCAGATGACATACAAGCAGCAGATGGTGGAAATATAATTAATCAATGTGGTACAACAATCACATTAGGAGCATCAGGCGATACTATTAATTTAGCATCAGGTGCATCACAATCAGGATTCGGTAGAACAGGAACAGTGGATTGGGAAACAACTCCAAAGACAGCTTCATTTACAGCGGTGTCTGGAGAAGGGTATTTCTGTAATACAACATCAAGTGCTTTTACAGCTACATTACCAGCAGGTTCTGCTGGAGCAATAGTTTCATTTGCAGATTATGCAGCTACTTGGCAAACAAACACTTTAACAGTTTCACCAGACGGAACAGATAAAATTGGTGGAGAAAATGAAAATGCAGTTTTAAGCACACAAGGTCAATCTGTTACTTTTGTTTATGTTGATTCAACACAAGGTTGGATTAATACAATGGATTCAACTTCTAATGTTAGAGGAGCTCCTCCTTTTATTGTAGCAACAGGTGGGACAGAAACAACTTGTGGTGATTACAAAATTCATACTTTTACAGGACCAGGTACATTTACAGTTTCAGGTATAGCTCCAGGACCATCTGGTAATCCAAATGATATAGATTATTTAGTAGTTGCTGGTGGTGGTGGTTCAAAAGCTCCTGCTTACGCTGGAGGAGGTGCTGGAGGATTTAGATATTCCGCTTCAACTTATACCTCACCAACTTGTGCACCGGGTCATCCTTTAAGATCACCTACTGGTTTAACAGCAACAGTTTCATCTTTTCCAATTACAGTTGGTGCTGGAGGAACAGGAACTACAGGTACTTCTAATACACCTGGTGGAGTTTCAACTTTTTCAACAATCACATCTACTGGAGGTGGTAGAGGTGGTAATGTACCTGCACCCGTTGCACCTTCTGAAATGAATGGTGGATCAGGTGGTGGAGGTAATACAGGAATTTGTACAAGTACATCTCCTGGAGGAGCAGGTAATACACCTCCTGTTAGTCCTCCTCAAGGTAATCCTGGTGGAACAGGACAACAACAAGGTGGTGTAGGTGATGTTGGTGGCGGCGGTGGAGGTGCGACTGCTGCTGGTTCAAATGGAGCATTGCCAGGAGCAGGTGGTAACGGAGGAGCAGGAGCAGGATTACCTAATGCTTTTGGAACTTCTGGTGAAAACTGTGGATCATTTTATTATTTTTCTGGAGGTGGTGGAGCAAGAAGTAATAGTACTCCTGGTTCAGGGGGTATAGGTGGTGGAGGAGATGGTTTTGGACCATCTAGATCACAAACAGCAGCTACAGCAAATACTGGTGGTGGTGGAGCTTCTGGACCTTGTGTTTCATTAACAAACGGTGGTAGCGGAATTGTTATAATAAGGTATAAATATCAATAGGTAAATTATGAGTGAAGTAAAAGTAAATAAAATTAGTCCAAGAACAAATTGTGGTACAGTCCAGTTAGGAGATAGTGGAGACACTATAACAATTCCTGCAGGTGCAACAATCACAAATAATGGAACACAGACAGGTTTTGGAAGAACTGGAACGGTTAACTGGGACACTACAGCAAAGACGGCTAGTTTTACTGCTGTAAGTGGGAATGGATATTTTGTAAATACAACTTCTGGAGCTATTACGGTGACTATGCCAGCTTCACCATCTGGTGGAGATATTGTGGCTGTAAAAGATTATGCTCAAACTTTTGCTACAAATAATTGTACTATCGCAAGAAACAGTTCTAATATTGAAGGTGTTGCTGACGATGTAACTTTAGATGGAATTTCAGAATCAGTAACTTTTGTATACGTAGACTCTACTAAAGGTTGGTTGCTAGTAAATGAAGCTACAACTGCATATGGACAACAGTTTGTTGCAGCTACAGGTGGAACAATTACTACTTGTGGAAATTTTAAAGTTCATACATTTACAGGTCCAGGAACTTTTACAGTTACTTGTGCAGGTAATGCAGCTGGTTCAAATACAGTAGATTATTTAGTAGTTGCAGGTGGTGGTGGCGGAGCAGGAGATGTTGGTGCTGGTGGTGGAGCAGGTGGTTTTAGATTATCAAATAGTGTAGGTTGTATACCTGCACCAACAATGTCACCTTTAGCAAATCCAACAGGTTTACCAGTTTCAGTTACAGGTTATCCAATAACAGTAGGTGCTGGAGCTGCAATAAGTCCAGTTACAAAAGGAAACAATGGTTCAAATTCAATTTTTAGTACAATCACATCTACTGGTGGCGGAGGTGGAGCACGTAGAGGATCTGGTTGTTGTGCAGGAACTGGTGGATCAGGTGGTGGTGGAGCTGGTGAAAGCATTGACGCCCCACAGGCACAAAAAAATGGAGCAGCAGGTAATACACCTCCTGTTAGTCCACCACAAGGAAACGCTGGTGGAGATGGAGATAATCAACCCGTCAGTCCAAGAGGAAGTGGCGGTGGAGGTGGAGCTGGTGAAGCTGGTACACCTGCAACAAATAGTCCTGTTGCCAATGCAGCTGGTGATGGTGGTGATGGTTCATTTGTTTCACCTATTATGGCAGGATCTAATGGAACTACAGGTCCTGTGTCAGATGTAAGATATTTTGCAGGTGGTGGTGGCGGAGGTACTGAAGGAGCACCACCTGTAGGTGGTGACGGAACTTTAGGAAGAGGTGGTGCTGGAGGTGGTGGACAATCTCCATCTCCTACAAGTGGATCAGGTCCTGGGTTTGCAGGAACAACTAACACTGGAGGTGGTGGTTCAGGTGCTAGTAGACAGGCTTGTGGTGGTCCAATGGAAAGACTTGGAGGCGCTGGAGGTAGCGGAATAGTAATAATAAGGTATAAATTTCAATAGTTGATTTAAAATAAAAAAACATATATAAGGAGAAACATTATGGCACATTTTGCAAAACTAGGAGCAAACGGAAAAGTTATTCAAGTATTAACCTTGAATAATTCTGATATGTTAAATGCTGATGGAGTAGAAGACGAAGCAGTAGGTCAACAATATTTAGAACAACACAATAATTGGCCTGCACAAATGTGGATTCAAACTTCATACAACACAGCAGGTGGACAACATAATAATGGTGGAACTGCATTTAGAGGAAACTATGCAGGGATTGGTTATACTTGGGACGAAGATGATCAAATCTTCTGGCCTAAAAAACCACATGCTTCATGGACTAAAAATACTTCAACTGCATCATGGGACGCTCCAATAACTTATCCATCAACAACTGATGATGGCGCAGATCCTGTAGTATGGAATTGGTCTATTAGATGGAATGAAACTGCTTACCAAGCTGATAATACAAAAGGCTGGGAAGGCACAAAAAAAAATGTAGATGGAACAGATCATTCTGATACTGCAACATACGATTGGAACGGAACTAGCTGGGTAGCACAAGCCTAACTCTTGACAAATATCTAATATAATATATATCTGGTGGTGGTATGCAAAAGAAAGTATTAACAGAACAAAGTCTATTCTATGGTGATATCGATATGCCGAAAGGTTTTGAGATAGACCAAGAAAAACTTACTAACGATATTTTACAATCATCATTTACTAATAAACAATTTCCATTTTCAAGAACTTGGGATATGTTGAATACATATATGCGAGACTTTATAGGTCTTGATTATGGTATCAATTTAGTCAATAAAAATTCTTGGGGTGATATTTATAAACCGAGTCAAGTATCTAAACCTTTATTAAATGTTGATCCAGTAGATCTTCGAAACTCACCTGACTTTACAATGCTTTACGGAGTTAAAGTTGATAAGTGTTGGGTAAGAATACATTTTGATGATAATAGACGTAAAGGAAGAAGTTGGGATATAGAACTTAAAAAAAATATGTTTGTTATGTTTCCATCTACTAATATGTATATTGTATCAAATGATCAAAAAGATAGTTTGAATTTTGTTCAAACCATAACTTATGAATATATCTAATTACTATTGGTATTTCAGTGGTGTTCTTACACCAAAGTTTTGTGATGATGTAATAGCTTATGCTAATCAACAAGAAGAAACAATGGCAAGAACTGGTGGGTTTGGAGATAGAAAATTATCTAAAGAAGAAGTTAAAGATTTAAAAAGAAAAAGAAATTCAGATTTAGTCTGGTTAGATGATACTTGGATATATAAAGAATTACACCCATACGTTCACGAAGCAAATAGAGCTGCAGGTTGGAATTTTGAATGGGATAGATCAGAGTCTTGTCAATTTACAAAATATAAACTTAATCAATATTATGATTGGCATTGCGACGGGTGGGACAAACCTTACGAAAAAGAAGGACCCGACAATGGTAAGATTCGAAAACTATCTATGACTTGTCAATTAACAGATGGTTCAGAATACACAGGTGGTGAATTAGAATTTGATTTTAGAAACTACGATCCACATATGAGAGATGAAGCTAAACATTTAAGAAGAGCAAAAGAGATATTACCGAAAGGATCTATTATTGTATTTCCTTCTTTTGTATGGCATAGAGTTAAACCAGTAACATCAGGTACAAGATATAGTCTTGTAGTATGGCATTTAGGGAGGCCTTTTAAATAATGTATATAAGTAACTATTTTAACACAGCTATTTGGTCAGAACAAAAACCAGAGTTTGTAAAGTCATTAAACAAAGCATCTAACAAATATGTTAAAGAAGCTAGAAATAGAAATAAAGAACATATTAAAAAATATGGTGACTTTGGATTATCACATCATTCAACACCACTTACAATGGATAATGATTTTTTAGATTTTAGAAATTACATTGGTCAAAAGTCTTGGGAGTATTTAGATCATCAAGGTTATGATATGTCACAATACACAACTATGTTTTCTGAATTATGGGTACAAGAATTTGCTAAAAAAGGTGGTGGTCATCATTCAGCACATATACATTGGAACCAACACGTAT